GCAGCTATAGCAGCTACTGGTACCATCGCTTTCGATGTTATTACACAAGCTGTTTTAAACTATACAACAGCTTCTTCAGGTAACTGGACATTAAATATTAGAGGTGATGGATCAAATGCATTAAACACAATTATGGACATAGGTGAATCTATTACAATAGCTCACATTGTTGCTAATACTGGAACAGCTTATTATAACAATGTAGTTCAAGTTGATGGATCAACTGTTACACCTGAATGGCAAGGCGGAGCAGCTCCCACTGCAGGTAATATTAATTCATTAGATACTTATACTTATACAATAATTAAAACTGCGAATGCTACATTTACAGTGTTAGCTTCACAAACACAGTTCGCGTAACATAGGAGATTAGGAAGATGCCTTTACTAGGAACATTCGGAGCTGGATCTAAAGGTGGATTTGGTCGAGGTGGCGTAAAATTGTTAATTGAAGCTACTGGTGGCTCGATTGAAGAGATAGGTGACTACAGAGTTCACACTTTTACATCTAGCGGCACTTTTGCAGTTGCAGCAATTGATGGTGCATTACCTTCACCTGCAAAAGCAGCAGACTATATTGTAGTTGCTGGTGGCGGAGCTGGCGGATATTCATACGGAGGCGGTGGCGGAGCTGGAGGTTTTAGAGAAGCTCATGTTCAAGCAATTTCTGGTACATACACTGCAAGTCCTTTAGCTACAACGGCATCAATGCCGATCGCAGTAGCAAATTATCCAATAACAGTTGGTGCAGGAGCCGCTCAATCAGGTCTTTATCAAAATGGTCAAAATGGAGGAACATCTACTTTTTCTACTATCTCATCTTCAGGAGGCGGAGGCGGTGGAGGAACTGGGCAAGGTCCAGGAAATCCAGGCGGATCTGGAGGAGGCGGAGGAAAACAAACTGGTGCAGGTAATGGAAGTGGAAACTCAGGAGGTTATAGTCCACCTGAAGGAAATCCAGGAGGCCCAGGAAGTCCAAATACTGGAGGCGGTGGCGGAGCCACAGCATCAGGAACGGGTGGAAATGCTTCTGGAGTTGGTGGAGCTGGAGCTGCAACACAAATTAGTTTAGTATCTGGAGTAGCTGGTCCAACAGGCGGAACAAGATATTATGCTGGGGGCGCTGCTCCTAGTCAAAACCCTACAGGCGGAGGAGTTGGTGGAGGCGGAAATAATCCCACATATAATACCTCAACACCTCAAGGGAAAGGAGTTCCTGGAACTGGTGGCGGAGGAAAAGGTGACTTTTTAAATGAACCTCTTGTCGGTGGTACAGGTGTTGTTATAATAAGGTATAAATATAAATAGTATGGCAAATTTTGGAAAAATAAATGGATCTAATATAGTATTAAACATACTAGTAGTAGATGATAAAACACTATTAGATAATAATGGGATTAGAAATGAATCTTTAGGTCAATCTTTTTTAGAAGATCTTACTGGTTGGCCTGCTAATCAATGGGTTTTAGAAGATGGTGTAAGAAAAAATCCTGTAGGAATAGGATCTGAATGGGATGCTACAAATCAAATTTTTTGGCCTCCTCAACCTTTTGCAACCTGGAGTAAAGATATTGCACAAGCAAAATGGATGTCTCCATTAGGAGAAGTTCCTGAGCTTACTCAAGAAGAAAAAGATCAGAATAAGACATATGTTTGGAATGATGAAAATCAAAATTTTGAACTAATCACTATCAATAATTAGTATTGAATTTTATATAAAAAAATAATATAGTTTTTTTTTAGAGATGAAAAAAAATATATTATTAGAAACTCATTTGTTTGAAGGCGAAGTTGAAATGCCTAAACATTATGAAATTGATAGATATCAAATTAAATCAGAAATCTTACATTCTCAGTTACATCAAAAAACTATAAGTAGTAATCCCTATCATTATGCATTTGTTGATTATGAAGTACCTACTTCAAAAACTTTAAATTTACTAAGAGATTATATGAGTGAAAATTTATTTCTAGATACTAAAATTAGAATAAGTCCTAGGTTGTCTTTTGGAAATGTTCTTGAACCGAAGCAACAATCTTTTCTTAGAAATTCAATTGATCCTGTAAATATAAAAGAATCTCCTGATTATATTATGATTTATGGAATTGATGTAGATAAAAATGCGTCAGTTATTGTAGAAACCAAAGATAGAAGAGGGGTTGAACAATTATCTCCGTTTAAGATACAAAATAACCATTTTTTATTATTTCCTTCATATTTAAAATTTTTTGTTAATGAAAATAATTCTCATCAAACTAATGTGTTTCTAACAACCACGTACGTAATTATCTAATGAAAGAGTCAACATTAAATTTAATTATTTATAATGAACCTACACTATAAATACTGGAGTTTTGTAAATGCCGTTCCGCACAAGATATGCGATGAAATTATTAAGTACGGAAAATTAAAAAAAGATAGTGAAGTACAGGCTCTTACTGGAGTTGGAAGTAAGAGAGACACAAACAAAAACCCTCTGACTAAAAAGGAATTAAAAACTATAAAAAAGAAAAGAGATTCAAATGTTATTTTTATGGATGATAGATGGATATATAATGAAATCCAACCTTATGTTAACATAGCAAATGAACAATCGGGTTGGAATTTTTCTTGGGATTGGTCGGAGTCTTGTCAGTTTACTAAATATTCAAAAGGTCAGTATTATGGCTGGCATTGTGATAGTTGGGAAAAGCCCTACGAAGGAAATAATGAATCTACGGGAAGAATTAGAAAACTATCAGTAACAGTAAGTTTATCCGATCCAAGTGAATATGAAGGTGGTGAATTAGAATTTGATTTTAGAAATAGAGATCCCGATAAAAAAAGAAATACAAGTAAATGTACAGAAATATTACCTAAAGGTTCATTGGTTGTTTTTCCTTCTTTTATGTGGCACAGAGTACGACCAGTAACAAAAGGAACAAGACATTCTTTAGTTATATGGAACTTAGGTAAACCTTTTAAATAATATGAAAGATACATACACAGTACATAATTTTTTTAACTACGGATACATTAAACTAAAGCTTCCTAAAAAGTTATATAAGAAGTTATTAAAAGAATGTTTAAATGCAGGGAAGAATGAAAAATTTGTTACTGGTCTAAGTGCCGAAGGAGTTCCTAAACATTTTTTTATTGAAAAATGTCATGATGAATTGATTGATTTTGTTCGTACAGCTCATGAGCTATATGAAAAACATTTTCCTAAACTTGCAGACATTAAAGTTTTAACAAGTAATTTATCTTATAAATACGGAAGACCATGGATGAATCTACAAAAACAACATGAATTTATTCCCTGCCATAACCATGATGGAATTTTTAGTTATTCTATTTGGATGCAAATACCTTACGACAGTTCAAAAGAAAAATTTTCAGGTAATTTTCATTTTATGTATTTAGACATTTTAGGAGGAACAAGATCAGAAACACATACTTTATCAAAAGAAGATGAAGGTACTTTAATTATGTTTCCCTCAAAATTAAATCATATTGTATATCCGTATTATAAAAACAACAATACAAGAATTGCTATTTCAGGTAATATAATGTTGGATTCACAAAAATGAAATTTAAAAAGAAAAAATATACCATTATACGAAAAGTAGTATTAGAGGATCTTTGTAATTTTCTTAATAATTATATGTCTATGAAAAAACAAGTTGCAAAAACTTTATTTGATACAAGGTTCATATCACCTTTTACTACTTATTTTGGTATATGGGATGATTTTCATGTACCTAATACTTATTCTCACTATGCCGATATTGCTGCAGAAACTTTATTATTAAAACTTCAACCATTAATAGAAAAAGAAATAGGTTTAAAACTAACTCCTTCGTATTCTTATACTCGTATTTATAAACAAGGAGATATATTAGGTCGCCATAAAGATAGATTTGCGTGCGAAATTTCTACTACTTTAAATTTAGGTGGAGATCCCTGGCCTATTTATCTAAGTCCAAATGAAAACGTTGGAATTCCAGATGAGAAAAAAATTACTTTTGATAGTAAAGCTAAAGGAGTTAAAATTAATTTAGAACCTGGAGATATGTTAATTTATCGTGGTTGTGAACTAGAGCATTGGAGAGAACAATTTAAAGGTGAAGAATGTTCTCAGGTTTTTCTTCACTATAACCTTAAAAACAAAAAATCAATATTATTTGATGGCAGACCTCATTTAGGTCTACCAGATTTTTTTAAGAAAGAAAAAGAGGATAAAAATGGCTAATCACCCTCCCTATTGGTTTTGGAAAGATGTTTTAAGTTCTAAAGAAGTAAAACATTTAAATCAGTTTATAATGAAAAATTATTTATGTGAAGAAGAGAAAAGCAGAGCTGCAACTAGCGCAAACGGTAAATCTAAAAAAAACGTCAAAACTTATGTAGTTAATTACAAAAAAATAAAAAACTATATCTCTAAATTACTAGAAAAAGCTTATGATACAAACACTAAAGGATATGATTTTGATTTATGGCCTTATAAAGACGAGGATATTTGTTTATATAATATATATTCTTCAGACAAAAAAGCAGATTATGATTGGCATATAGATGGAGATAATAGAGCTTACTGTGATATTAAATTTACATTACTTATAAATCTTTCCGAAGAAAACTTTGAAGGAGGAAACTTGTATATACAAGAAAATAATGATATCCCAGTACCTGAATTAAAAGAAAGGGGTTCTATGGTTTTTTTTAAATCACACATTAGACATATGGTAACTCCTGTGACTAAAGGTGAAAGAAGAAATTTAGTTGTATTTTTAACAGGACCTAATTTTAAATGATAAAAGAATTAACATATAATTTTTACTATACTGGACCCTTATTATTTAAATCTATTTTAATGAAAGAAGATTTAAAAGCTCTTTTAAGTTTATGCGAAAAAGATGAAAAAGAAAAATGGAATAAGAAATTAGCTGGATTAATTAAAAATGAATATAAAATAAAAGATCAAAAGAAATTAGCACAAATTTTAGATCCCTATCTACTCTTATATAAAAAAGCATATAAACACTTTTATGATGAGCCCTGCAAGAACATAGGTATAGAAAATGCTTGGGTAAATTATATGAAACCCAATGAATCAAATCCAATTCATACACATACTTTCTGTGATCTCTCTTCCGTTTTTTACTTAAAAATACCTAAAAATTTAAAAAAAGAAAGAGATAGCTTTGAAACAAGTGGAGCAAAACCTGGCGATATAAATTTTTTAACAAATCCTCAAATATCAGATAAACATTTTATTAATATGAAGACCTTCTCCCCAGAAGTAGGTGAGTTCTTTATATTTCCAGCTGGACTTCCTCATTTTGTAAATAGTTTTCACAGCAAGGGTGAAAGAATTAGTATGGCTATTAATTTCTCTGTAAATAACAGTTAAATGATTTAATAAAACACCTAGAATGGACAACTTTCTTACCCAAATAGCTTGTGGTATAATTAATCATGCCTTTATCAAAAGTAAATATAGCACCAGGGTTCGATAAACAATCTACACCAGCAGACGCAGAAGGTCGTTGGGTGGATGGTGACAATGTGCGTTTTAGATATGGTGAACCTGAAAAAATAGGAGGTTGGTCTGCACTGGTTGATAAAAAACTTGTAGGTGCAGCAAGACAACAACATGTATGGGCTGATACATCAGGTAAGAGATATTCTGCTATCGGTACAAACAAAATTTTAGTAATTTATTACGAGGGAGTTTTTTATGACATTACTCCTTTAGAAACAGATAACTTCTCGACTGGTGCAAACATAACAACGACTAACGGATCAGCGATAGTAACAATAACGACTAGTGCTCCACATAATCTTGAGGTAGGTGAACTAACTACCTTTGCTAATGCAGGATCTTTTAATGCAGGGCAGACAGGTTATACAGCTGCAAGTTTTGACGATCTAGTTTTTGAGGTACAAACAACACCTTCGTTTACAACATTTACAATTTTAATGCCATCTGTGGAGTCGGGTTCAGGAACAACGAACAACGGAACACTAGATGTTAATCCTTATCAACCTGTGGGTCCTTTAAATCAAACTTATGGATATGGTTGGGGTACTTATTTATTTGGCGGAAGAACTATCTCTCAAACTACAACAACAGTAAATAACAGCGGTGTCATGTTAGTGGGAGCTACCAGTGTAGTTCTTACAGCTACATCTTCATTTCCAGCAACGGGTTCAATAAGAATTGGATCTGAAGACATGTCTTACACTGGAAATAACACTGTTACAAAAACATTAAGTGGGATTACTAGAGGTATTAACGGAACAACTGCCGTTGAACATGCGAATGGAACAACAGTAACTGACATATCTAGTTACATTGGATGGGGCGATGCTTCATCTTCAAGTACAGTAACTATTGATCCTGCAATGTGGTCTATGGATAATTTTGGTGACATTTTAATAGCAACAATTCATAATGGAAAAACTTATACTTGGAATCCCACAGCAGGTAATGCTTTAAACACAAGAGCTACAATAGG